CATGGTATACATATAAGAAATCAGATGGTACAGATGTAAAATTCTTATCAAAAGACTTTCAAGGTAAACTTGAAGCAGATCCAGAATTGAAGGATGAGATATACAATGCTATCTGTGACGCTTATATATTAACTTATAAGCCAGGTGATAATATTGGAATTGATGATATTGAAATAGAAGAAGAATTCACGAATGAAGAATCTTAAAAGATATCATAAACTTTTCCAAGACGTTGTCAAGGAACATCAAGAAGGTGGACCATCGAATATTAATAGTAGAATATTGATACTCGATGGTCTTAACACCTTTATTAGAGTATTTTCTGCAGTTCCTGCATTAAATGATGATGGAGATCATATTGGCGGTGTTACTGGATTCTTAAGATCTATAGCCGCCAATATTCGTCTTCTCAAACCTACAAGAGTTATTGTTTGCTTTGATGGCAAAGGAGGCTCTAAACGTAGAAAAAAGATTTATCCAGATTATAAAGCAAATAGAGCTGTTAGT